AGACACCCTTTTCAATAGATGCAGTAGTGCCCAAACCAAAAGCATCATTTGCTTGTACGACTAAATCTAAACCAGAAGAACCATCTACTGGACTAATAATTTCGTTTTCTGTAAACTTTCCAGAACCGCGCGTATACTTAACAAATAGAGTGTCTGGTTCGCTTACTCCTCCAATAACTTCTGCCGGAGTAGTAGCTAAAACCAAAGCTTCAACGCCAGATGTCTGGCCTTTGTACAATTTACCAACTGTAGAAGATAAAACAGAGAATGTTTTAACAATACTGCTAGAAGAAATTTCTGGTTTTAACTTAACATATGATGTTTTAGAATCATACGAAACTTGACCAGGAATAACCATGGCACCATTTTTAAAAATATGATCGCCATGACGTTTTACTTGTTGCTGAAGAATTGTTTGTAACTGAGTTAATTCTCTAGCCTGAACAGCATATCCAGGACGAAACAAAATTCTATAAAATTGCTTATCTTCAGAATAATCGTCGTAGAACGGTTCAATGTTAAAATTTAGTGCCATACTTTTCTCTTTGTGATTTGATTAACCTAGCATCTTCTAGATTAATATATTTATCTGAGTTATTAGAACGTAATAGAGTTAGTTACTACGACGATCTGCTGTGTAGATGGTGAGAATTTTAATCTATTGTCAATTGTTAATAGATCACCAGAGAATTTATTTACGTCTGGAAGAATGATATTAGTGGTGTTAAATACTGCACCAACTTTACCAAACGTTGCTCCTGAGTCTGGAATCTTATTGTCTAAGTATGACAACAATAATGCTGATTCTGTTGCAGAATATTCATTATTCTTTTCAATAACTCTAAAAGTATATGATCTATTTGGAGTAACAGTAGTATCAGTCCACGTTAAGACATCATCAATGTTAATTAGAGAAAAACCACCTTGGCCTGAAGTACCAATTGCTACTAAACATGTAGATGCAATCGCAGAACGTAAGTTAGTGGATTTTGCATAAATCTTTGGATTCTTGACAATACAAACTTGTCTATAATCGTTTGTAGAAACAAAACCCTTGTTCTTTTCTTTAGAAAGATTACCGTGAAACACCAATGTCTTTGCATATAGTTCACCGATAGCATCTTTACCATGACCACCTTTTGGTGAAATAATTGCTTGTGCTACGGCCGGTGATGCTGCAGCACCTACTAAAGTTATAGTTGCTTTAGTATAATTATAACCAATATTTGTAACTTCGATCCTATCGATAGAACCTGTTGTAGTAAGATGTGCTACAGCCGTACATCCTTCGCCATCTCCAGAAATTTGAACTGTAGGTGGAGATGTATAACCAAACCCCGCATCTACAATACCAATAACATGAATTGCTCCGTCAACAGAAGTTAATTCAACAGTCGATTGACGTGATTCAATATCACCAATGCCAAAGTTTAACAAAATAGATGCTTCTTCAAAATCTACAGTATTTTCTTTATCTAATGAAGTATCAACTGTAACCAACGCGTATGTATATCCAATACCAGGTTTAGTGATTTGGATTGCTTCAATTTCACCATTTGCATTAATGATTGGCATTAATTCTGCTTCATTTTTCTTAGTATTAACACGGAATGTTAAACCAGATGCAGTTTGTCCAGGTAACGATGTTGCTTGAACAAGAACAATGTTAGATGCGTTTGGATCTTGTAAGATAGAATAGAATGGCTTAGAATAACCATAGCCAGGATTTGTAACTGTGAATCCTGTAACTTGACCATTTGTGATAATGCCAGATACTACGGCCTTAACGCCATTTGGAAGATCCGGATCTGTGAACAATAGATCCACTGTTGCATAACCAGTACCACCTGACACTACAGACACAGACTGAACTTGATATGGATTTTCTTCCAGATAACCATCACCACTAACAGTCAATGTTGTATATACTGTACTTAGTCTTTGGACAATTGGTTCTAAAGTTGCTTGACGTGAAGCTCCACCACCAGAAACTGTTACGACAGGAGGATATGAATAACCAGAACCTTCTTCATCCATTGAGATAGCAACAATCTGACCTCCACTCAATGTGATAGTATTAACGGTTGCTGGGACTCCACCACTTTGGTCTGGGTTGGATATTGTAATAGATGGTGTTGAACTGTAACCAGAACCACCATCAATAATTCTAAATCCAGTTATCTTATATGTTGTAACTGGATATTTCTTTCCAGGGTTTTCAATAGTATATGAAACGATAGAACCCTTAGAATAAAATTGGTTTGACAATGCAGTCACAACTGGCATTGTTGTATTAGTAAGGAATTTATTACGAACAGATAGTGGAACAGTATACATGTACTTCCAAATATATCCATCGTCTAATTCGATTGGCACTGTTGAAGTACCGGTTGGTCTTACAGATGAAGGCTTATTGTTATTATTGTATAAGCACTTATATACATTATAATCATCAGTAAGACAATAAAACTCTGCATTCTCTAAAGCAGTAGCCCCAGAGAATGCAGGGTTATCACCACTATATTCTCCATACATATCAAACGTATAACCAGCCACCCAATCGTGTCTTGGGATAACGGCGCAGATATCGTTTGCGTCAATTTGTTTATACAGTACTGCTTCGTTTCGGGTATTGTTTTCATACTCGAAAGAATCAGACACTTGTTCTGGTGTGGACTCATTTGTCCATGCACCAGGATGACAATAGACGTAATAATATCTACTGATATTTGATACGATTTCTGAAATGACCGACTTTACTAAGTTGGTCTTCAGGGAGAATTTAAGTAGCGATGTTGCCATTCGTTATGCCTTATTTAATTTTCTTCCTAACTTCCATCCGGATGGTTCTGATCCTGGCGTAAATTGCTTAGTAGACACGCCATCTGTATACCATTTTGTCTTTTTATTAAGCTTTGCTAACTTTATATTTAGTATACGTTCATCAGTGTGTTTTTTACCGGTGAGCGACTCGCGAATCTTTTGTTTAGTAGATTCTGTATGAGGATGACTATACATTCTCATTTTTATTAAAGTTTCTTCACTAGCTTTTTTACCAAGATGTGCTATTCTATTTTTCTCTTTTGCTTCAGGCGTATGGGTTTTACCAAGTCTTTTAGTATTTCCACGCTGAGCATCGCTCATTTTTTTACGACTTGAGATAGTTCGTATAGGATCACCTAATCCAGTTTCTTCTATTAAATTTAACCATTCACTAGAATTTACAATGTCATTCTGTTTAGAAAATGATAGTGCAAATTCATTTATAGACTTTTCATCTAAAAATAAACAATACCACAAATTATTCACATATTGTTTTCCATGATAATTTATGTGATTTAACCACTTAGTTCCAGATCCATTGTATTGTTCTGGATTTTTAGTGGTCTTACCGAAATACAACTTACCTGTAATAGAGTGTTGCTTTATATACAGGTAAGTTGGAGGGAAGTTTTGCATAAAATACTCCTAAACACATAGAAGTATTTATACAAATTAAACAATCATTGTATTGTTACAGTCCAAGTAATAGCGATAGAGTCGTTAGCAGCTTTGTTAACAACATCAAACGAAGTCTTACATAACATTGTACCTGCAGCAGCAGTTGCGCTGTTAAAGATACCTGCTTCAACCAAGGAACCAGTACCAGTACCTGCTGCGAAAGTTGCAGCATAAGTAACAACAGCACCAGACACTGTACCACCTGCAGTTGTTAAACCAACACGAGCCAATTCGGAAAGTGCAGGAGAACCACCAGTAGTAAGTTGAATATCGCCAACAACAGGAGTTGTTTTAGATGGGTTGGAACCAACAGTAGCATTACCACCAACTGCCATGTGAGACATTTGAGCTGGGATAGTGTGCGATGGAGAAGCAGCAGTATCTTTCATACGCTGGGCGATCCATTGCTTACCGACAGTAACAACAATGTTAGAGTAGAAACGATCTTCTAGCAACTCACCATTTGGACCAAAGTGAGCAATTGCCAACGTACCGCCTAACTCAATGATGTTAGAAAATTGTGGAATTGAAATCATAGTTTTACCTTTATTTTAAGAGATTGCTCTTATTGTATGCTCCGAATA